AACTCAGTCACAGACAATTCGGTCACACTGAAAGATACGAATTTGAAAACGGACACGAAAACACAAGACGAATGTCTAGCGCCAGTAGATAAGGAGTTCATTTATCACTTTATGAAACAGAACCAAGAGTTTCAGAAAGAGTTGTATCTTGATTTACATAAAAATATGTTGGAGTTTATGAAAACAACACAAGAACAGTCACAGAAGTTCGCTACATTGAACAACACGACTATGAACTCGCATAACAATACAAACTCATATAATAGGTTTAATATGAATGTCTTTTTGAACGAGACTTGTAAAGATGCGATGAACATCATGGATTTTGTGAAATCTATCAATGTTGAAATAGCGGATTTGGAGAATGTTGGTAAAATAGGGTATATTGATGGGATATCAAATATCATCGTGAAAAATCTAAAGGCGCTTGATATTAGTCAAAGACCTATGCATTGTAGCGATGTGAAAAGAGAAACAATGTATGTGAAAGATGAAGATAAATGGGAAAAGGAAGATACGGACAATAAGAGGCTGAAAAAGGCTATTAAATATGTAGCGAATAAGAACTTTCAACTTATACCAGAATGGAAAAAGAAATATCCAGACTGCGTTTACAGTGACTCAAACACATCGGACCAGTATAATCGTTTATTGTTGGAATCGGTCGGAGGAAAATATGATAAAGAAGTGAATGACAATCGTATTATTAAGAAAATAGCCAAAGAGGTTATCATAGAAAAATAAATATTATATTGTGTTATATTATATTTATAAACGGTTTTAGTAAATGAAAATGAAAATGAAAAAATATACAAAAAGAATGGGTGGTAAAAGAAAAAGTAAAAGAACAGTTATTACAAGGTCTACAAAGTCAAAAAAACATTATCATACTACAGATAAACATAGAAGAACTAATAAAAGGGTTAGATTCAATGAAAAGGGAGGTGTTTTTGGAGTAGATGTTCGTAAAGGTTTAGGTCTAAAAACCGACTTGACGGATTTACCAAAAGAGGTGAAAAAACAAATTGAAGATAATTATGGAATGCAACCAGATGGAAAATACCACAATATTCCATCAGGAGACCCTTTGTTAGAACAGTTGAATGAAAGCACAACGGTCATCAAAAAATTAGCGCCAACAAAGGAAATGATAGAAAAAGGTATAAAACCAGATGGAACATTGAATGCTGAAAAATATCCAACACAAGTTACTGGTTTGAAACAAGCAATACTAACAGCAATCGCCGCAAAAAACAAGAACGATGATGTAACCTTTCTTCCTGGAACAAAAGATAAGATGAAAATTGGTGAAAGACATCGACAAATCACAGAGGCTTTGAATGAAGTAAGACACCTTCCATTTTTAGAACACTATATGCCTTCACAAGCATCAAAGGACGCTGTAAAAGAAGGTGTACATCAAGGACTTAATAAGGCTCGTGGTTTCCTTGGAATGAAAAAGACATAAGTAATTTTAATAAATACAAATATGAATATAAATATAAATATAAATATGAATAAAAAATCTATATTAACAAGTTATACTATTTAATATATTTTCAGTCTCTCTTTCATTATAGAATACGACTGTTTTTTTAACACTATCATCAACAAACTGTTTTATTATTTTGGATATTGTATCGATTGAGTTCGATATGTTATACAAACAACATTTTGTTATGAACTGTGAAAAAACTATATTTTCTCTGTTACACGTATCATAAAAAAGTGTGAATATACCAGAATATTTTTGAAGAGAGGATACAGTAAGTCCTTTTAGGTTTACATGAACCTCAAAGGTAGAATAGGACTTTAACAAAGTAGTAAGTTTTTCTATGAAATGTTGTATGATTAAGTTGTATATGTCTTTCACCATATACATTTTAAATACTTGGTAGTCTATAAATAGTATATTTTTGTTTTTTACTATATACACAGTGTCGTTCAGTAGTTCCATAATATTATAATTTTTACAAACCTCTGGAAATACTGTTCTAGTTTTTGAAAATATTTTGGATACTTTGTATTTACTCGTAGAAGACATGCTTACATCATTTATTTGATACTTGTCTTGTATTTCTTTCATAGTTGAAAACAAAGTTTGGGGTTTTTCAGCTTCACATATTTCCAAATATTCCATATAGTAATCTATATCCATATGTATATCTTTGTCCATATAGTGTATATACTTTTTATTATATCTATACAAATATTTTTAAACTATTTAAACACAAGTTATAATAATATGTATAATCTCATACACATCTACTTGTAATGTCTACTCCAACAGAAATAGAAACAAAGCCAACCCGTTATAATGGAAGAGTAAAATGGTTTAACAATGGTTATGGATTTATTACTATGAATGAAAATAACAGTAATGTTAAGCAATCAGAAAAAAGAGAAGACAGTGAAAATAAAGAAGAAACAGAACAACAAACAAAGGATATCTTTGTACATCATAACTCCATTTATGTGCAAACAAACCAATACAAATATTTAGTTCAAGGTGAATATGTTGAGTTTGAAATTGCTCCTGCTGAAAAGGAAGGTTTAAAGTATGACTTTCAAGCAAAAAATGTCACTGGTATAAATGGAGGAAAGTTATTATGTGAAACAAGAAGAGAATATAATTTAGAGCAAAATAAATATAGACAAGGAGAATCTAGTGAAGAAGGTGGAAACAGTTCAAGAGAACATTATTCTATACCACAAGGAAGAGGGTCTAGTTCCATTAGAGGTCGTGGACGAGGTAGAGGATTTGGAAGAAGAGGAGGAGCTATTTAAATAGTAAAATGCGTTCTTCTCCTTGAAAATATATGTTTACATATAATATAATTTGCCCTGTTAGCTCAATTGGATAGAGCGCAAGACTTCTAATCTTGAGGTTGTGGGTTCAAGTCCCATGCGGGGTGATAATGTGTGTGAAGAGGGATAGGATGTTTTAGTAAAATGTTATGTTTATAATCATAATATTTTATATAACATATAGTATAAAGTAGTTTATTTTCAATATGTCGGATGATGCAACAAACATCGATATAAATGAAGTGAATAATAGACTTTTCAAAACAGCCAGTTTCAAACCGAACTACATAATTATTTATACTCCGCCAAAAGTTGGCTCCACATCTATTGTTTCTTCATTAAGGATTTCCTTGTCAAAAAACTTTAATATTGTACATTTACACGACGATAAAATGTTACAAGATATGACAAATTGTCCGACACTTAAAATAGGTGACTTTATACGACTGAATAACAGTATCGGGAAAAAAGTGTATGTTATAGACATTTATCGGTCACCAGTGGAGAGAAAGATATCAGAGTTTTTTGAAAAAATAGGTACATATCATTTCAATAACACGGAGGATAATTTGAACTTATACCCATTAACAAAAATAGTCAATAGGTTCAATAATATTTTTCCATACATATCGAATGATGACTATTATAATGAAAAATATGGTGTTACAAAAATAGAGGTAAAAGAGGAGGAGGGAAATGGAGGCTTTGATACAAACAAGAAATATATGATGGAAGTAAAAGAGAATGTTACATATATAAAACTTAGATTGAAAGACTCTGGTCAATGGGGAACTATTTTGTCTCCTATTTTTGAGAAAGAGATTTATGTTGTATCTGATTATGAAACGGAAAAAAAGGTTCTTGGAGACTTGTATAAAAAGTTCAAAAACGAATATATTTTACCACATAATTTTTACTGTTTATTGGAATATGATATTGGTCTAAAGACATATTACTCTAAGGAAGAAAGAAATGAATATCTTCAGTTATGGAAAAGGAAAACAACAAGTGAAGATATCTTCTTTGAACCTTTTACACAGTCTGAATATTTATTTTATTATAAACTATGTATTGATAACCATTTTTATACAGATATGCAAAGAGAACACTATATCGATTCAGGTTGTATTTGTATGGCTTGTATAGTGAAAAGAAAAAGTATTATAGAGAAAGTAAAAAACGGGTTGCCGTTGGATGATAGTGACAAAATAAAACATTATGAAAATGTAAACAATATGGTTATAAACATACAGAACAAAGTGAATCATATAAATCAAACAATCGCTAAAAAAAGGGCAATTATGGCTGCTAAGAATAGAAGAAAGGGAAGAAATGGTATAGGTATCCAGTTGAGTTAACATTTAAAATTAGTTTAATGAATATCAATATCCATATCAAGTAAATTGTCCACTGTTCGAACATTCATATTTTTTGTAGTCATTAGTTGTTGTGTCAACAAGTCAACTGTTTGAGTTCTGTAAGTCAAGTCTTTTTCAAGTCTTGCGATAACAAGCCGTTGGTTTTGTATGGTGTCTTTCATTTTTTCACATTCAATATAATAGTTTGTCTTGTTATTATTCAAGTTTTCTAGCCATTTTTGATGTGTTTTTGTTTTGATATGAGAGGCGAAAACGGAATGCGTTTCATACACCTTGTCTCTTCTTGAACCACAAGGACAAGACAGCCCCTTTTTAATTATATTGAAAGACGGTATTTTATCAATATAATTGCCTGTATCATTCATGCTTGGTGTATAAATATCTGGTTCAACAACAAGTTCCATATTTCTATTTTTAATATTAGTATTAGTATTGATATGTATTCATATTCATATCAATATCTATATGTATATTTACAAGGTTCAATTTTTATAAGATTTATTATAAGATTTTGAAAAATTGTCTTTTATTCTACTCCTCACACCCAGGTATAAACTCCATTTTTTTCGTCATTTTTTCGTATATGTGTAATGTTCCAATACATTCCGAATTTGAATAACTTTTGTTTGTTAATTCCTTATATTCAGGTGTCGCAATTATTATTTTTTCCAACGCTTCTTTCATATCATTCACGTTATATATTCTTTTTCGAGTCCACCAATTTTTCTATGTCTTGTAAATCTATTTTTTTTTGTACCACGCATAGCAACTATATATATTGAAATAGAAAATATATGTATTGTATTCTAATTTTTTAGAAACATCATTCATTACAAGTCCTCCAGTTTAGTAGTTGTGTTTTCTACAACATCTTTTTTCTTGTCTGGCGACTCATTACCCTTTGTTTCTACACTAACCTTCTTACTCACTTCTCTTTTCACATTTTGTATTTGTAAAGCATACATACATACATATGGAATAATAGCAATATTGTTCATATAGGTACGATAACGCATACAAGTAATACTCGTATCTTTCCCAAATCGAATACTATACCACCAATAAGCAGGAATACATATCATTTGTCCCTTTTGAAGTTTAATATCCAAACATTTTATTTTATCAAAATCAGCCTGAAACTTTACTTGTGGCGACCAAGGATTTACTGGCGACCTGAACTCAAAGTTCTCATAATCTCTTTCCAAATGTAAATATTTGGAACTTTTTGGTGGTGTAAGTTTAACCTGAATACTCCCTTCTGTAACCAAAAAGAAATTGCGATAGTTTATTTCATAACGAAATGGAGTAATACAACCCTCACTACCAAACATCACATCATAGTTACAGTTGGACACCATTGGCGGCCGCATCATTTCATCATTATATTGAATATGTTTTACTACACCCGTTTCTTGTAAAAAGTCCGAGTTGTTCTCTGAAAAATAACTACCGCTCGTATCATTATCTACTAGTTTCAAAGTGGCGTGAAGAGGAAGTGGGACAAACATTTCGGAGTCGGAGTCTACTTCTTTGCTGTTTCTTATTTTCATTTCGAAAGCAGGATAGTTAGTAGATAAAAAAGTGCGATTTGTAGTGTCCATTATTTTCTTATGTAGAGAACTGATGACAGGAAGAAGAACAGGCTGTCTTATGTTTAAAATCTCTTCTAATTTTTCTTTGGATGTTTCTTCTTCTAGCTCATATACTTCTAAATCATTACTAGTTTTCAAATGATATTGGACATGTAAGTATAGAAAAAGCACTAAACAAAATATAAAAATTGTAAATATTATTTGCATTTTTTGTATGAGTTAATTTATAAAAAAGTGATAAAAATAATTTGCTTTCAATACGCAACAAAAACGATTTATTTCATATCTTTTTTATAAATCTTTTTTATAATTTTTTTATATAATCTATTGAATTACATTTGGGTCATATGTAAAAGAGTTTGATTTATATTGTCCAGAAAGTTGATTTATAGTGTTTGAAATATCATTTTGTTGTTCTTGTAAATAGGACCCTGCGTTTGAGATAACATCCAATCCTTGCAGTCCATCATTAGAGTTTACATCTAACTCATTATCTACTGGAATATACATTCTTTTAGAAATATCTTCTGATTCTTTATCTTCTTTATAAAGGCTATCTAACTCACTATACCCCAATTCCATATTCTGTCCTTGTGTTTTTGAATGTTCTGTAATAATAGAGGATGCTTTCAAATCACTCTCGGTATCATTTATATTACTATCAACAACAACACTGTTTTGTTTTTGTAAGTAAAGATTATTAATGTCTCCACAAACATTCTCCATATCTTCCTCTAATATTTTCACTTTGTCTTCAACAGACACTATCCTACTATCAATATTATCGAACTTAATACTTGACTCACCTGTATGCTTTTCATGTTTCAACACAACCATCATAAGTAAATCCTTTGTCTCTTTCAATTCTTTTTCTAGTCTATCTACAACTTCTTTATTTTGTTGCTGTTGTGGCTGTGGTTGTTTTGATTCTAATATATCTAAACGGTCAACAATACTCTTAAAAACAGAGGAATCTACACCTAATACTTGACCACCATTTCCATTACCTTCTTCATCTCCACCACTCAACTGTCCTTCCTCTTGTAACTGTTGAATGTACTGCTCTACTCTTCCTAAACGTATAGTAATTAACCCAATTGCGTCTCCAATAGTAATTTTTCCTTTTGGGTTTGGAATTCTTGGCTGTGAAACATCATCATACCCTTGGTCGTTTTGGTCATATTCTTGGTATTGGTATTGTTGTTGCTGTTGTTGTTGTGGTTGCTGTTGTTGTTGTGGTTGCTGTTGTTGTTGTGGTTGCTGTTGTTGTACTTGTCTAAACGATTGTCTTTGAGACCCATAATTTTGTTGTTGTTGTGGTTGCTGTTGTTGGATAGGTCTTTGAATTTGTTGTGGTTGTTGTTGGATAGGTCTTTGGTATTGTTGTTGTTGTGGTTGTAGTTGCGGTTGTTGCTGCACAGGAACTCTTCCTTTATTTACCACATTGTTGTTTCCACGATTTATAACTGGATTTTGGTTTGCTGGCGTCTCCCCTGCTCTTCTTGCTCTTGCTGCTGTAATTGAACGTGCACTACTCATATCAAATATGTAATAAATGATAAGGACATATTATTTTATTATTATTTACGCATAAAGTTTAGGTCCTTGAATTATACTAAATAAAATACTTGGTCTTTTTTTGGGCTTTTTTGTTTCGGTAACATTAGCCTCTTTTTTATTCAACTCTTCTTTCAGGTTTTTCGCTTCACTATAGGAAATATATAATAATTTACTCGTATTTGGAAACATAGGATATAGATATTTTTGGATATGGATATGTGTATTTATGTATTTATCTGTTTAAATAATTTTTATATAATATAAATTTCTCTCCATAATTCATATAGTTACAATGGATTCAGCATTAGAAGGAGGAGATAAAAGAAATTTTTTCAAACACGTAT